CGCCACCACCTCCAGCAACTACGCCAAAAGCACTAGATTGACCGCCGCCAGCTCCACCAAACCCATCAGCAAAAGGATTATCTTTATATCCATATCCATAATGTCCACCACCACCTCCACCGCCTACTTCAATAGTGTATGTATTGCCGGGTGTTAATCCTGAAATTGTTTGAGAAGCTATACCACCAGCAGCACCGTCAGCACCGTAACCACCCCAGTAATCACTATGCATACCACCGCCACCGCCTCCCCCTACAACATAAACATTTAATATTCCGTTAGAGGTTGAAGGCAAAGTAAATGTTGTTGAAGAAGTAAATGTCTGAGTATTTAAAGTATTCTTTTTTGCGTTATAAAAATTACTTAAGCTAATTGCTCCGCTAGAAGGTACGTTAGGTGCATAGTCATTAGAAGTAACGTATGAGCCACCTTTGTAATATTCATTTAACCCAATTGGATTACTACCACCAAACTCAGTTTGGATTTGAACTAAAGTAATGGTTCCTGAAGCTGGTAAAGTCATTATGGTGTTCCGTATGCAGTAATATTACCTGTAACAATAAAATTGCCTGATGAATCTAATGAAGCCACATTGGTTCCGTTATAGCTAAAATAAAGTTTTGTTCCTGTTGGGGTTATATTCCATCCGCCAGTATTTGCTATCTTTGTAGAAGAACCGCCTACCGATAAGTTTGCAACAGGAGTCGTAGATGTAACTGTAAATGGTGCTGTGCCTGTTGCTACTGTTGAAGTAAGTGTTGGGGCTGAAAAAGCCCCGTTTGTTAAAGTAGCGCCTGCTGCATTTATATTTAAAGTATTACTGGTATTTGTAATTGCAGTAAGTGAATAGTTTGAATATAAACCAATACCTGAAAGAGTAACAGTAGTAGACCCATACGGTGTATAGTTAGTTGTAACTGAAACACCTGCTGTTAAGGCTGATAATAGATTACTACCCGTATAACCTGTTACTGTTTGTTGTCCACTTGCTATAGTTGTAAATGTACCTGCCGCAGCTGTTGACCCACCAATAGTTGTGCCATTAATTGTCCCGCCTGTAATTGATACACTATTAGCGTTTTGGGCAGACATAGTTCCTAGCGCGCCTGTAGCTGTAGCCACGAATGCCGTTGTTGCAATTTTTGTAGAATTATCGCCTAATGTTGGCGTAACCGCTGTTGATGTTCCGTTTAATGACGCTGTTCCACTAACGCTTAGGTTTCCTACATCTGCTGTGTTTCCAGTAACATTTAAATTACCATTAACTAAAAAGTTACCAGCTGAACCTGTTTGTGCTGAATAAAATCCTGTTGATCCGTCACAATAGCATTGCGCTGTAATTCCGGAAGGAATAGTTAAACTTATTGAACCCCCCGTTGCCGCCATAATAATGTTGTAGGCAGTATTGTTTGTGATGACGTAAAACTTCTGTACTAAAGGCGCTGTAACTGTAACAGTACCGCCGGGAGTTCCACCAAACACAAGAACCATATTTCTAGGGTTATCCGATACGCCGTTTAATGGTACTAAAGTATATGATGTCCCTGATAAAGAGATGCTTGCAACACCCGTAATCGCTTGTTCGAGAAGATTTAAGTTCGTATTAGTTGTTGCGCCCCAAGTACCAGACTGATCGCCTGTGCCAATATAGGCTAAGTTAAGTGAGGTTGAATAGGTAGTTGCCATAATTTATCCTTGAAAATCATCTATCAGTGTCCAAGTACTTCCTTGTGTATCATTAATCTGCGTCCATCCTGAGTTTGTATCAGGCACTATTGGGTTAGGAACGTTACCTGTAAAACTTAAATATCCTGCAAACGGTACACCACCAAACGTACAAGTAGCAAATCCACCTATTTCAATAATTGTTTGATTTTTAAAGTTCCAATTAGCGTTCTCTGTATCGTTTATTAATGTCCATGCAGAATTTGTGTCTGGTACGATTGGGCTTGGTACAATGCCTGAGAAATTTAAATACCCCGCAAATGGTGCACCAGCAAATGTACTTGTTGCAAATCCGCCAATCTCATTAATATTCTGATACCTGAACCCCCAATTAGCCGTTTCACTATCGTCAATTCTAATCCATCCCCGTGGAAATTGCGAGTCTAAAATAGTAAATGCTTCAACAATACTATCAAGGAAATTAGACTGCTGGGTACTAGAATCGGCTACTGTTATTGCCTCAGCAATTATCTCTACAAACTGAGCGGTTATACTCTGTGAATTATTTAATGTAGTCGGCTCAACAATAGCCTCTACAAATCCAGCAATTATCGTATCAATCTCAGCGATTGTTGTTGCTTCAGTTAAGCTTTCTATAAAAGATGATGTCTGTGTACTAAAGTCAGCAATACCAAAGTTTTCATTTAAACTTTCTAAGAACTGAGCGGTGATTGTTGGTGTATCTAGTACCGTTGTGTTTTCGGCTATGCTTAGTGGGAACTGAGCTGTTATTGTTTCAGTTTCAGTTATTGTGGCGTTTTCAGTAATTGAATCTAATAGGTTTGCCTGTACTATATAAGATGGGTTTTCTAAGAATCCAACAGTATTAAAGCTACCTGCAAACGGACTTCCTGCCATCGCAAACGAAGCAATACTAGGTTGTTGAGGAACGCTATACGGTGTTTGACCCCATGCTTCTACAATCGTCGCACTAAACTGGGCGGATATAGACTCTAACTCTGCACTAGTAATTGGCTCAGTAACGGTGAACTGGAACTGGATACTTGCCGCTTCTGTATCTGCAAGAGTAATGTTTTCTGTCTGTGATTCTAAGAAAGATGAAGCCTGTGTACTAGAATCGGCTATGCCTGTGTTTTCTGTATCGCTTACGCTAAACTGAGCATTGATACTTGGCGTATCTGCTAGGTTTATGTTTTCTGTATCACTAACGGCAAATTGTGCCGTAATTGTTTCCGTATCAGCACTTGTAATGTTTTCGGTTTGTGATTCTAGAAATGCGGAAGCCTGCGTACTTGAGTCGGCAGACGTTAGGGTTTCTACTATGCCTTCAAAGAAGTTATCTTGTTCACTCTGTACATCAAATATCTGTGTTATTGTTTCAGTAACGCTTGCTACATATTGTGCGTTAAAGACCTGAGAATCGGCAACCCCAACATCTTCTGTTGTTGCTACTACAAATGCCACCCCAATCGCAGCAAATGATACCTTAGCAAATGGGGTTATCCCAAACATATTAGTTTGTTACTTCAGGTTTTGCCTCTAAAGATTTTTTGAGCATTTCCATAAAAGCATTCTTACCTACACTTAACTGATCAAGGTTAAATTGCGCAGAACTAATTTTACGGTCTAAGTCGATGCAATGGTTAAATAGCATCTGTTGCTCTTTTGCTAAATCTTCGTAGACATATTCTACATCGTCAATCGTGATTTGAGTTTTTTTCGTGTTTTCACTCATTTCATTCTCCTATAAATTGCCATCAAAAAGGGCTGATGGCTTACCCTAAAATTAAGCTGACCAAGGAAGTGGTTGTGAACTTGGTGATACTGGTGGATTAATCATGCTGTTAATTTGACCATCAATATTTGCATAATAATTTGCTTGATTATCAGTTGCAGCATTAATCCATCCCAAAACTTCAGCTTGAGTTAATTCATTGTAAGGTATGTAGTTTGGTTCGTTTTGCTCAGGTGTAAATTGAATGTTGCCACCAATTTCTGCTGTATGTGTGCCATCTGTACCACTAACGGAAAACAAAATATTTACAACATAACCTGTTGGGTTAGGTACTGTAAACATCTGATTGATTGTGGTTGTATAAGTTGTTGCCATTTAATTCTCCTATTAGAAGCCAGCTACGCCAGCAGATTTAAGTTTTGCTTGTAAATCGGTAACTTGTGCTGATAATTCTTTTACTGCGTTAATTAAGTGCCAAGTAATATTGCTTGCATCAACTGACATAACACCAGTAGATTCTGTTTTTACGCAATCAGGTAATACTTGTGCAAGTTCTTGTGCAATAACACCAATTTGTGTTCCTGTAATATTAATTGCATCTAATTTATTTAATTCTGTAATTTCTTCAGGTAAACGATATTCAAAGTTGCGTACTTGAATTTGTGTAATTTTATCTAACCCAACATTGTTATCTACAATATTTTTCTTTAATCTTTGGTCTGAAGTTACAGACCAAAGAGTTGAGTTATTACCTTGATAAACAGCACCGCCATTAGGACTAATAAATCCTGTGTTAGAACCTTTACCTGTTGTTCCTGAAGTTCCTGAAATTACTATTTCATTACTTACACTTCCACTAGATGCAGTTGTATTGATACCAATATATACATTGTTTGAACCAGTTGTAAGACTTGTTCCTGTGCCATATCCTAAACAAGTATTTGCAGGTCCAGTTGTAATCGGATAACCAGCTTGATAGCCTAAAGCTGTATTTGCAGAATTAACATCAGCAGTTCTATTAAGAGTATAAAGTGATTGATAACCTACTGCTGTGTTGTAAGATGCGGTGGTATTAGCTCCCAGTGCTTGATGTCCTACTGCTGTATTTGATGAACCTGTTGAGTTTGTATATAAAGCACTATTTCCTATTCCTACATTTGTACCACCTGTGGTATTGGAATATAAAGCACTTGCCCCAAAAGCAGATATTGTTCCTGTTGTATTATTGTAGCCAGCTTGATAACCTACTGCCGTTCCACTATTTGCTGTGGTGTTGTTTCTTAATGAGCCCCAACCTATAGCTACATTATACGTCCCTGTAGTATTTAATCGTAAACTAGAGTTACCAAAACCAGCATTATAACTTCCAGTTGTATTTGATAAAAGTGCAGAAACACCAAAAGCATCGTTTTCTGTACCTGTTGTATTTGTACTTAATGCTAAAGCACCTAATACAGTATTGTACTCACCTGTTGTTGCAAAACCAGCTTGATAACCAATAAATGTACTATATCCATTTGTGCCATTGTAAGCATAGCCAGCTTGGTAACCAACAGCGGTATTGTTAGATGCTGTTTGATTTGAAAATAAAGATTGATTACCAATTGCAGTATTGTATGAACCTGTATTGTTTGCTGGGTTAGTATTACCGAGTAATGCTTGCCATCCTAAAGCTGTATTATTTGAACCAGTATAATAATAGTATCCAGTAGCTTGACCAACATAAGTATTTTGTACGCCCGATGTATTGTTATAGCCTGAGTTTTGACCAAGAAATACGTTGTAGCTACCATTATTTGAAAACCCTGATGCTCCACCAAAGAAAGCATTTTGTGTAGCTGAACTATTATTATATCCTGCTTGATAGCCTATGGCTGTATTGTTTGATGCTGTTGTATTTGCTTGAAGTGCCTGTACACCAATTGCCACATTTGAAGTGCCTGACGCATTTCCTGAAGCACCATATAAAGCCGCATCACCAATAGCCACATTAGAACCACCTGTTACATAATAACCAGCGGCGTGTCCTAATCCTGTATTGCTGTTTGCTGTGGTAACAAATCCAAAAACAGCATCACCTACACCTGTGTTATTAGACCCTGTTGTATTTGAACCTAAAGTATCTCTACCAAATGCATTGTTATTATTACCTGTTGTATTAGAATATAACGAAACGCCAAATGCATTATTTCTTGTCCCTGTTGTATTTGACGCTAAAGCATTCCAACCTACAGCAGTCATTCTATCGCCTGTAGTATTTGATTGCATCGCCTGATAACCAATTGCTGTGTTATATACACCTGTGGTATTTAATTTTAATGAAGCCGCACCTAAAGCTGTTATTCCTGCTCCAGTATTTGAATAAGCAGCTTGATAACCATAAGCTGTTAATGCATCACCACTATTAGTTTGTCCATTTCCATAACCAGCTTGATAACCTACAACAGTAACTCCGCCATTACTATAGTTGTTATATCCAGCTTGATAGCCAATATAAACATCACCTTGCGAAACTGAGTTATACCCAGCTTGATAGCCTAAAGCAGAGTTGTAATTTGATGAAGTATTGGAATAAAGTGCTTGGTCACCTACAGCAGTATTTTGAATACCTGAAGTATTTGAAAATAAAGACCTATAACCATAAGCATTATTACTATATCCAGTTGTGTTTGAATATAAAGATTGATAAGCAAAACTATTATTAAATGCATTTGAATAATATGCCGCTTGATATCCCACATGAGTTGAACCACCTAAACCTGTAGTTCCTGAATAACCAGCTTGATAACCTACTGCTGTGTTATATGAAGCAGAAGTATTATTTCCTAAAGAACCACTACCTATTGCGGTATTGCTTGAACCTGTTGTGTTGGAATATAGTGGAGAAAAAGTACCACTATCTAATCCGCCAAAAGCAGTATTGTAAGAACCTGTAGTATTTAAATATAACGTATAAGCACCAACACCTGCATTTGATGAACCTGTTGTATTTGCTCTTAATGCACCATATCCTAATCCTGTATTGTAAGAAGCTGTAGTATTTGATGTTAAAGCATATGCACCAACAGACGTGATAGCTGTGCCAGTAGTATTACTATATCCTGCCTGATAACCTACAGCTGTGTTATTAGAGGCTGTATTAGTAGTATAAAGTGATTGATATCCAACAGCTACGTTATTAGAGCCTGTTTGAATACCTGATAAAGAACCATAACCTATTGCAATATTATAAGAGCCTGTTGCAGAAGTTCCACCATTGGCATAGGCGTTTGAACCTAAAGCTACGTTCGCAGTTCCTGATGTATTGTAATAACCTGCTGACCATCCTATAAATGTGTTGTTTGCACCTGTGTTGGAATAACCTGATTGGTAGCCTACTGCTACATTATTTGAAGCTGTGGTGTTTTGATTAAGAGATTGCAAACCTAATGCAGTATTGTAATTACCACTTGTATTTAATTGCAATGCACCTACACCTAATGCTGAGTTATAACCACCTGATGTATTAGTGAGCAATGCAGATAAACCAATTGCCGTATTGTAATTGCCTGTAACTGCACCACTTAAAGCGTTAATACCTAATACTGTATTTCCTGATATTGAATTTGCACCTAATCCAACAGTAAGACCATGAATAGATGCGTCATTAGTAGAGGATAAAGCCCCTGTAATAGCTAAACCTGTTGTTGAAAATGCTCCTATTGTTGAACCAGCAGGTCTAATATTTATAGCACCACTAGAAGTATCAATATATAAAGTATTAGTAGATACTATATTTCCATAAGACGCATTAGTTAATGATAGAGAACCTGTTGCAGCCGAAAATGAACCACTAGTACCACTAACTTGACTAGTTGCAGATATTGCTCCAGTAACAGAAAATGTACTGCCATTATAAGTTAATCCACTACTAGAACTAAAAGCACTTGTACCATTTCCATAAGGAATATATCCTGATGTTAATGTTGTTAATCCTGTGCCACCTGATGCTACACCAAGAGCATTTGTCAAATTAAGCGTATTAGCCGTTAAGGTTGTTCCGTTAAAAGTTAAATTAGCACTATCTTGTAATAATCCACTTGTACCAGCGTAAGTAACACGACCGCTTGTTAATCCTGAGTCGGTAATAGAACTAAATGTTGCTGTTCCTAAAGACGGCTGTACGTTTCCTGATGCGTCTAAATAAACTGCTTTTTCGCTAGGATAAGTTACAAATACGTTCTGTGTACCTGAAGCAAAGTTAACAGTAGAACCAGCGTTAGATGACGATAAGACCGTTGTACGAGCAAGCGTATTTCCTGATGATGAATATGTACCAATACCAACTTCCCAATTTGCACCAGACTGGTCAGCAATGGTGTAGTAACAAGTATTACCATTACCAACAGCAGCAGAAAAAGTCTGATAGCCTGTTACTGCACCTAATAGCGTAACCGCTCCTGTACCCGGAGCTGAGGCTGTTTCTAATACACGGTCTTTTAATGTCAACGCCATATGACGCTCCTAAAAATCTGTTTAAAATCAAGACGTTGCAGTTGTACTATAGACAACACTTACAGTATCAAGTGCCGTAACCGCTTTAGCCACTGCAAAATTACCTTCTGAATATAGTGTACCAGCCGTTGAACTTTGTGTACTAACTGCACCTGAACCTGTTACCAAGAAGCATCCATAAACTGTTCCGCCACCACCAGTAATCGTATAAGTAATCGCAGTAGCTGAAGATGTAGTCACGTTAGATGGGGTTGTTCCTGATGAAGTAGATGCAGCAAATACTGCTGTTCCACGAACTGCTGAACCACCAACGGTATAGTTAGTAAACTCTGTCCATGTATGTGAAGCCATCGTATCGGTAGCTGCGAATGTTGTACTGTTACCAATCAAACCTAAAAACGGTCCAACTGTCGTATATGTGCCTGATGTTCTTAATAGAGTATCCAGCATCAACTGTTTACCTACGGCTACGACTAAGTTAGGAAACTCTTCTGTCCACTTTAAATTACCATCTTTATCACGGCATTCAACATGGTAGTATCCATCAACGCCCATTCCTTCAGGAATAATTGCATTTGCTTGTAAGGTTGCTACAGCGTTATCACCGCAGCTGGCTAATTCGTTTGTCATATATGCTCCTATTGCAGTTGAATAATGGCGGTGGTTGCAGTCGCCGTTGGAAAAGTTACTGTAAATAAACCTGCCGATGTTGATACTTTAGCAGATCCGAAGTCTAATGTACAGATAGCAGGATTTGTAACACCCCCAGCCGTACCGTTTAAATATATTAAAGCGCCATTTGCTACAAAATTAGCCCCAGTCCATGTAACCGGCGCAAAAGAAAGGAATGCAGTTGTGCTGTTAGCTGAAGATGTAGGTATTTGACTTATTGTTAAAGGGTTACCTCCAGCAGTATAGCCATTTCCAACAATCTCATTTGTACTTGTATACGCGGTTGTTGATGCATTTAGGTTAGCTAAAGACGTATAAAGCGCAATATAATAAGTTTGAGTTGTGCCTGTACCAAAGTTAAAGTTTCCGTTTAACAATCCTACTTTAAAAGAAGTGCAAGCTGTTTGAATTATCATGCCACAGTGTTGCCTTTAATATTAGTATTAAGTTTAGTTTGCCCATCTCGGTAACTATCACCTCTTTCCAGACCATCCCCAAGACGTTTAGCTAATCCAAGCGCTTCTTGGTATTTATCTTCATAATACTTAACAAGGTCTTGCTCACCTTTCATAAACAACATAGCTTCACGCATAGCACCGTATAAAAGAACAGGGTCAAAGTTATCACCAAGCCATGATGTGCCTGTAGCGTTGTTGATTGATGTTACTGCTATTGAAAAACCTGAACCTGTGCCGCCAATATAAGAAGAAGATACAGTCAAAACATCACCTACAACGTACATTGACCCACCGTTTTGTAGCGTAACAGAACTAACTATACCGCCTGTCACCACAATATCTGCCGTAGCATTTGCGCCTGAGCCATTAACTCCGTTTGTATAAGTTAGCGGTACGTTTGTATATACGCCCGTGGTATATAAAGAGCCGACAGAATAAGAAGCCACACTTAACAAAGTAATAATACCTTGCACAATTGAAGGTGGATAAAAGAAGTAATGCAGTTCTACAGGGTAACTTGTGTCAGGAGTAGGACCTAGAATACAAGACAGCTCATTTTGTAAGGTATATTGCGGTCCAAAAATAGAGTAATACTTTGGTAAACCATAATTAGCAGACCCCGGATTAGGGTAAGCTTCACGAATAAAGTTAACGTCTTTATTTAATAAATAATTATAGTTGCCAGAATTATCAACAACAGCAATAGAATAAGTAGACAACCAATCTAACGGAAGAGACAGATATTTATTACCAGCAGTTAAAGACCCCGTTACATTTCTACGCAACGATGGGAAGTTAATAGTATTAAATATACGCTCTTCTGCTTGCTGAATAAATACAGGAATATTGGCAACAAACAACGCCTCCGTATTTTCAGCATACGCTTGAATCGTGTTAGATAATGTCTCGTAATTCATTACGCCATCGGTCCTCTTGCTAACTTACCTTTAGTTTGTTTACTACGTCCGCGTACTTCAATACCATCTGTTTTAACGCCTGCATATGGACCTTTATTAACATTGCCTACAGAAATATTCATTTTATTCATGTAGTCACGACCAGATTCAACAGACATTTCAGGTAAATCACCAGTTACTTCTTTACCAGACATCGTATGTGGCTTAGCATAAGCTTCTGCCGGTTTATTGTTAATTTTAGCCATGTTATTTACCTGCGCCTTTTAACTTAGTAGAACCAAACTGATTAATCAATTTAGAACGATTATGCCCGTTTGCAAGCATCTGTTCATTAGTCTTGCCGCCGCTAGTTTTTTTAACCGCTGTTGCGCCTGTTTGACTTTGTTCTTTTTTATCTTCCATGTGTTACTCCTTAATTAATTGATACTGTTCCAATTACAACAACCGATATTAAATTATTTGGTGTTTCACCTAAATCGTACTTCATTCCTACAGGATTCCAACCCCATTGTATATCTCTACTACCGCTTGTTGGTGTTCCAGTTGCATTAATACTTATACCATTTTGTTCAGTTATTTGCAAGCCATTTAAACCTGCTTGGTAATACGTTGTATCTGGTCTTGGTTCTCTAACAGCCTGTGGATCTTCGACTGGATACATACCTAATTGTAACTGAGGATGGTCAGGATCCCAACACTCAGGACAAACTTTTAAATCATATTTTTTAGTTTTAATTATCTCTTTTCTAAGAACGGACAATTTAAACCTAAAACCACACCTATCGCACTGCGCAATCGCATATTTACCGGAAGAAAATTGATTAGGCACACACTATCTCCTATTGAGCGATAAACTGTCTACGTGGCACAAATCTAACAGGGGACTTATCCCTGTCTTCCGAAGAAGCTAAATCCCAAGCTTCATCATACTGTTGTTTTAAAACGCCGAGTCTTTGCTCTGCGCCTTCAATTTTTAAAGCTAAATAATATGCCAATCCAGCAGTCAAAGCGTTAAGCATACGAAAAGGTATATCAAACGTATTCACACCATTACCAGCGTCTTGTATACGACGTAATCTCCAGTAAACGAATGTATATGTTTGAGATCCATCAGGAGTGGGCCAAACGGTTATTTGAGGCGCATCTACGCCTGTTGTAGTATCTGCATAACTTGGCTCATCTGTAAGCGGATATGTAGCCCCAGATTGCCTATTAACCCAAACTTGGATTGGTCTAGCTTGTTGTAACTTGTTAGGAATTGTTGCGTAAGTAGATACAGAAATACGTGAAATTGTTAAATCAGCTTGGTTGTTTTGTTGTCCCGCTTGTGTACGGATAACGTGTTCTAATAAATCTACTGTATCTACAGGTAATGAGTATGTGTTAACACCTTGTTGTAAAACAATCTGACCTTGTTCAACAGTCCAAAGATTAACACCTCTATTTGCCCAATCAGCAAATAACAAATTCATAGATCTACGCGCAGTACGTAAATCGTAACCAGACCTTAGCTGTGAGCCGCAACGCTCAAAAGCTTCCTCAACTATTTCAGTTAAGTCTAAGTTAAACGATTGACTGCCTGAAGTTGTCATTTTTTAGCCGTTTTTGCTGAATTTATAAAATCTTGCTTGGAAGGAGAGCCTTTAGAACCGGGTTTACGCATTTTTTCACCAGACCCCGCAGCCATCCTAGCACGTTTCTTATGAATATTTTCATAAAGTCCAACCTTTCCGCCTTTTTTAATGCCGGGGACAGGACCACCTTCAGGTGGAGAATTATCTACCTGTTTTGGTAATTTTGAGGGTCTTACTGCACCCATACCCCGACTAGCACGCATTATTTATCGTGTCGTCCGTGTGTTGGTAAGCAACTATCGCCATGAGTCATTCCACCCTTAGCCATTCCACCGCCACACATCGCTTGTACGTGCTCGTGATGATGTTTAAAACCGCCACTATGCTTAGACATTTCTTCGTGATGATGTTTAGCAGACATACCGCCGTCATGCTCTTTTAAATGTGCTGCTACGTGTTCGTGATGATGTTTCATAATTTTACCGCCTCCTCTATAAGCATTACCCATTGCATCCATACGACCTTCGGTCATACCTTTAACAGCTGCTTCACCAGCATCTGCATTCTGTTTCTTGTATTTATCTACAAGTCTTTGTTCATACTCTTTACTAGCAGCATCGCCAGTTTTTTTGTTTTTCATCTGCCATTCGGTAGCCATGATTATTTGCCTTTACGAGCAATACCATAACCACGTGTAGCTAAGCCACCAGCAGCCATCTTTTTCATTTTTTGAATACCCACTGAAGGACCTGAATCACCTAAATTTTTACCTTTAGTGTCGCCACGTTTTTCAACTTTGCTTTCACCAAAAGCTTTTAATTTATTTGAACCAGCTTCAACATCTTTAGCCATTGTGCGAGGACCCATGGTCTCAGCAACGCCGCCTTTAGCCATCTTTTTCATAGGCATCCCACCCTTCTTAAGTTTAGATAAATCTGTATGTTCGCCCTTGTGTTCTTGAGCGTCGTGCATTTTAAAAGCTTTCTTAACGATTGCTTTATCTTGTTTAATATCTTCTTTCATTGATTCTTTTTTCATAACTCCACCTTCTCTAAATTTTCTGCCTTTATCGGCTTTTTCAAAATCACGACCAACAGATTGCGGTACGCCCTTTTTCTTTGCCATAGCAGGGTTATGAGCAATCATTTCCATAAAATTGTGTTGAGCTTGCGATTTACTTGGCATTTTTATCTCGCAATAAGTTGGTTAATCTTGTCTTCAAGCTTGTTAAACCGTTGGTCAATATGGTCAAGAATTTTGTCAATCTCTGCTTGAGTGACGCTGTCTCTTGCAATTTCTTCACGGGTTCTGTTAAGTAAGATACTAAGACGCTGAATTTCATTGAATTTCTCCTTAAGGAAAAAACCTACAACTGCCATTACTATGGTAATGACAATGTTCCAAATCATTATGACTTCACGTATTTCCATTAGCATTTCCACCTTGCTAAACTTGCTGCTTTACGCGTTGGTTTGCCATTCTCATCTTTCATTGGTCCGGGCATACCGCTCATTCTTGCGCAAAAAGACTTCTTACGAGGTCCACCTTCAGGCTGCGGGGCTTTTAAATTCGACCCAGTCGCTTTGTTATATTTTGCACGACCTTTAGCAGTAAGTCCAGCCCCTTTAGAAACCGGGAGTTTTTCGCCTCTTCCAACTGCAAGACTGGGTCCTTTCTTCTTAGTAGCCACATTGATTATCCATATTGAATTGTTTGGAATGAAATATTAGTCTCAACAACATATATACCCGTGTTTGCCAATACACCTTCACCGGAAAAAATAACTTGGAATGGTTGCACCGCTGTACCGGTATTGTATCCGACCATCCATCTACCAGTGCCAGAATAAATACAGCTTGTACCAGTCGCTATTGTTCCAGAGTTAATATCGGTAATAGTAAAAGTATTGGCATCTACAACAGTAATTACATAATTACCAGCAACAGGAGAAACTGCCGAAGCTGGACTGTATGTAATACCCACAATATTGCCAGTAGATAGACCATGCGCTGTTGAAGTTATAGTAATGGTATTGCCGGAACGTCCATAAGTAGCATTAACTGGCGCTACAGTTGTATCAAACAAATCAATACCGCCAGCCGTTCCTGTACCTAAATAAATTAAATTTTTAAGACGCGTACGCCCAAGAATTGCAAAACCACTGCCGCTAAAATGGGCCGATTTTACATCATATTGCATTGTCATAATTAATCTCCTTAGCTTTTAAAAAGGGAGCCGGAACTCCCAGAGAATTAATTAATCAAAATTACCGTATGGGTAAGTTGTTGTTGTACCGATATTGTTATCAGGTTGGCTATATTGTAAAGTAAAGTTATAACGACCAGTAATACCAGTTGCACTTAATAAGTTAGTACCAACAATAGCAACAGTAACAACAACTTGAGAAATATTAGGCTGTCCGTTAGCTTGTAAAATATCAGTACTTGTAGATGTCTGGTTAATAATTTGTGTACCAGTAAATGTAGCTAATGATTGACGACCAACCGCAGCAATAGCGCCAGTAGCAAAATATGTTGGTGTACCGCCAGCCGCTGTATAGTTATTAGATACATAAACTGTCTGTGAGCTAACCGCAGCAGTACCACCTGTAACAGCATATAAAGCAGCTACGTCAACATAAATATTATCTAAATCAGCGCCTGCTGGTACATACAAAACAGCGCCACGATAAATATTTGTATTTGTGTCGGCAGGGATTGTTTGAGCTACTGAAGGATAAACAGAGCTAGATGGTTGATAAACAACACCGTTTAAGTTAGGGATTGTGTTAGAAGCAACAAAGTTTCCAGAAGTACCAGAATAAGTGTTTGTGCCTGATGTTGTATTAGAAAAGTCTAAATCTATGTTTTGTACTAATTGTGAGTACCCGACGTTACGTAAAGCGCCAAAACGCTGGTCGCCCGATAGAATTGGTCCTTCAAAGGTTGCGCGTGCCATATTAAATTGTCCTTATGCAAAAGTTCACTTATACCAATCGTTGCATCGTCTGCTGGGGCAGTCCGGTATAAGAAATCACCCAGTTAGTTAAAGTATACAACATTTTTAATTGCATGTAACATATTTTTGTGTAATATATTACACATGCCATATAAAGATCCTGCTGTTAGAAAACAAAAGCATAAAGAGTACTCTTCTAAGTACTATGAAGCTAATAAAGAAGCTTCTAAAAAACGTATTTCTGACAGAAAAAAAGAACGTAAAAAAGAATGGCAAGAATTTAAAAGTACATTAAGTTGTGCGCATTGTGGTGAAAACCATCCAGCTACGTTTGACTTCCATCATGTTGAACGACACCCAGATAATAAAAAGGTAAGCAAACTATTACAAGGGCATAATTACGGGGCTGCTAGAAAAGAACTTAAAAAATGTATTGTGTTATGTGCAAACTGCCACAGAAAAGTACATTATGCGGAAGAAAAAGCTGCTAAAGCTCTAAGGGATCAAACCCCAACTCCAAAGCTATAACCGTAGCTTTATATCTAAAATATGAGTCGTGCGCTGCGTATTTACTAGTCTTACCTCTAGTCATGTGTATAATTTCATGCGCTAGCGTTTTTATCAGTGTGTCCAAATGTCCACATTTAGCTTTGCTAATAGTTATCTCATGCATTTCTGTTTCATCGTTAAAAAGATACGTGCCAAGCGCATCTTCATCAGTAGTTACAGAAAAATTAATTTCTTCCGGGCATGGTAATTTCCACCCACTAAAAGGTTTAATGTTACACAACATTATGTAAACCGATTCAAGAACTTTAGGTGTAATTTGCATGATAAATATATCATACCGCAGAGATTGTGACATTGCATGCTATTTTTAAATGCTTGATTTATAAAGAAAAAACCCCGCCTTGTGAGCGGGGTCTGTACAACAGTGGGTAAAACTTAGAATGAACCTGAAGATCCCCATGCGCCCAATGGATCTGACCATCCGAATGAATAACGCTCACGTGCTTTGTAACGTACGTTACCAGTGTCGAAGTCGCCGTCCATAGATGTAGCCATAGGCATACGCTCAAAGTGCTTGAGACCGTTTGGAACATCAGTTAACAAGAACCATGCATTAACGTCTGTCAAGAAGTGGTTAACAGCGTAACCTTCAGGAACAGAACCGTTATTTACGATTGCGCTGATGTCGTTGTTGTTAGTACCAACACGGAGGTTAGTCTCTAATAAACGAGTAGCAACGAATTGTAATGCAGGTGGAATGATTAACTTACGTGGCTTAGCAGCGATCAATAGACCACGCTCATCTGTCCACGCAGCAATTTGAATAACAGCATTTTCCAATGAAGTTTCGTTCAAATCAACTGGTGTAGTTGGAGCGTTAGAGTTTGTACCGCCGTTAACAGTTGGGTGTGCTGTACTGAATAAAGGTACACCGTCACCGCCGTTATACTGGTTGTTAGAACCAGAGATAAAGCCGTTATTTAAAACAGAAGCCGCTTTAACTTGCTTGGTATAAGCCATAGCACGAGCAAGAGCTTTAGTATAACGAGCAGACAAAGAGTCATACAAGTTATCTTCAATCGCTTCTTCAGTGATTGAGAAACCTAAAGCAATAGTTTCGTGTGAGTAGCGAGCTGTAAAAGCTTCTTGCGCATTGTCATAAGCAATTTGTGCGCCTTCAGATTTTACTGGAGCAGCGGAGAAACCAGAAAGTTTGGTTTCTTCTTCGAATGAACGCTCAGATTTCTCTGTTTCGTACAATTCTTTATGCTCTTCGCCATAGCGTTTATACTCAAGACCAAACAAGGCATTGAGACCGGGGAGTAGCTCTTTTAGGAGCTGTGAACGTGAAATAGCCATTTGTTAGCTCCTTAATTAACTAGCAGTTGAGTTGTAATAGGCGTGAACACCGAAGTTCAGTTTAACGATACAGTCAGTGTAAGCGTCGCCCGGATTAGATGGGAAGTTACCACCAAATGTTGAAGACTCATTTACTAAGTCAACGATACGAACTGCATATGTAGCGTTGCTGTTAGAGATTGAGCTTTGTAACAATTGGATAGTAGAGTTACCATAAGTAGCATTACCACCAAAGTTAGTCAACTGTGCATTAGAACCAATGTTAGCAGCAGTAACAGAACCTGAAGCTTGAACTTGGAATAAAGCATCTGGATCATCCATAACACGAATAAAGATATTTGTGTAGCCAGAAGTTACAGCGTTAGCTGGTAAATACTGAGCATATAAAGGATAACCAAGCTGTTGACCAGCTAATTGATAACGAACACCTACGCAAACACCAATAGTACCAGCTGTGGTAGTTGTTGGGGTTGTTGTAACTGAACTAGGAACACCAGCAGCGATCTTTATCAAATCGCCAGAATACATTGCGGCAGAGTTGTTTGTTGTCAGTGCAATCTCACGAATAACACCTCCATTAAACGCCTGCCCACCGATCAAATTGATCGGCTTTAATCCATAAGGATTGGACGTAGTAGCCATTTAATTTCTCCAAAAAAGTTTATTTAGAACCATTACCAAAACCGCGTCCTCTAGTTACTGTAGATTTGTTGTCAGTAAATAAAGGCATACGGGCATCATTGTTACGCATAAAGTGATTGTCCACTGAAGCCATTTGGTTTTCGGCAACTTGAGCGTAGTGTTCTCTGCGTGCTTCCACCATTTCTTCTGGTGCTTTACAAAGAATCAATCCACCGATTTCGACGTTTCCGTCTTTATTGCCAGCAACCTGTAACTCAGGGTGATCAACTGCTTTTACGGGTACCCAGCCTTCACGGAATTTTTGTGACATGTTAGTGTGATTTGACTCACCTCCAACTTCAGCCGCAAGATAACGGAATTTAAATCCCGGTTCCGGTGTAGGGTCAGGTAACGCGCTAGGCGGTTTATATACATAACGTGTAGGATTGTTTTCACGAGTTTCCTGATCTCGTTGAGTGCGATTATTAGCCATTGTTGTTCTCCAATTTTAAAGCGTGATTAGCGTATTCTTCATATGAAAGTCCAAATTTATCTGCTATGCGTTTAGCTGTTGCAGAAAGTTTGACCTGTTTTTTTGCTCCCGTAGAACGGGTAGCAGATGCAACTACGGTTGCAGGCTTTTTAGTTGGCTCAACACGGGCTGGTTCGTCTTCACTCTTAAATACTTCAGGGAAAACTTGCTTTATGCGAGAGTCTACTCTCTCGAAATATTCTGCGGTGCGCGGGTCATAACCCGTAGCTACTAGTTTTTGGTGCAGCCCTAGTGCAAAAGCCGTCATTTCTTCGTACCCCGGTGCCCCGAACCACTGGTTTTTTGCTTGCCAGCGCAAGGTTCTTTCGTCGAGTCTCGGTGTTTCTGGTACTTGTGCCTCTATTTTTACATTATTTAAATCACTTTGTAAAGGGGTTGGACGAAAATTTTTTGCTGCTTCTAATCTTAATTTTGCTTCCGTCAATTTTTCTTGTGCTTCAAGCATGACATCAGCATCGTAAGAATCAGCCGCAGCCTTATAATTACGTCTTGCCATTTCTAGTTCTGCTTCTGCTTTCTCTTTTAAAGTCTCAGCATAAGAAGCTTCACCAGTTTGAACGTATTGCTTTAATTTACGATTTTCTTCTAACGCAGAATGAGCTAATCTTTCTAACTCAGCTTTTTCTCTAGCTAGCGCTTCCTTAGCACGACGTTCATCATGTCTTGCATGTGTAAGTTCTTTAATCCTTGCTTGAACAGATTTACTATACTGCTCAATCTCTTCATCTGTTGGATCTTCTACTTCACGGTTTAAAGGCTGCGCGCGTCTATCGCGTTCAGGTGTATCGTCTTCAATGACAATGTCTATGTCCGTCTCAGCATCGACATTAACATCGACTTCGTTTTTTGGATTTTCATCCAAACCCATTTCATCTGGGAATTTGTAATCATCACTCATTTATATCTCCTACTTAAAAGCACCGAAATAACGCTCGGTGTGTACGTTTGATTTACTTTGATTCCACAAAGCAGGTACTACCTGAAGATTACTAAATACACAAGTGCCTCCTTTTGAAACAGGCACTATATGATCGACATGCCAACAACCGCCAACAATTTTATTTCGTAGACGCGTTAAAGAAACCGCCTCATTCAACACAAACTTATCTATTTCAGATAAGTTTTTTTCAAAACTGCGTCTAACTATTTGGTATCGTAAGCGTGCTTGTTTTCTAGCTTCAGAAAGAGGTTTAGTAGCTCTAAGTGTTTCTATTTTAGATCTACCGCCGGAAGCAACATACGCTTTATCTTCTTTGCGTTTTTGCGCTTTGCCTTTCTCTGTTGCATAATAGCGTTTTTTAGCCGCTTTAACCTTTTCAGGATTGGCTTTTTGCCAAGCACGTATTTGAGTTATCCGTTTTTCACTAAGCACGGCGTATACCTCTAGGGTCCTCTACTACACCTTCAACCTGATCATCATAGATAATCCGGAACTCTTTGCCATGGATTTTCATCCTTGTCCCTGTGTATGGTCTGGTAATAACAAAATCACCTTCTCTACACCACGGTCCTGACGGAAACTTCTCTGCATCTTTATATGCGTCGGGTCCAAGTTTGATAACAAACAAAACAGGAGAAGTTAATTCCTCAACCATCTTCGTTTCATCTGCTTTAATAAGACCATTTTCAAACGTATCACCGGCTTCAACTAAAGCGCAAAGAATCTTAAACCCACTTGGAGTAGGCATTGATTTGGCTTTTTGTTCCGCTTTTTCATACTCTTCATCTACTACAGGTGCTGCTGGTACTACGCCCGGAGGTAGAATTAACCCCTGTTCCGGTAATGCGATGGTGTCACTCATCGTTGTCTTCTTCCATAAGTTGTGCGAGGTCAAGTAAATGGCGCTCTGCTAAGGCTAGACCTCGAATCACCCCACAGAGCTCTTTGTAAACTTCAAAGTTTGAGCACTGACCATTTGCCAAGTCGTCAGTGTAATTGTTCATATCCTCTCTTAATTTTTTTCTAAGAGCGTCAACAAAACTAAGTGCTTGTAAATCCATTATTGATTTCCTTTATTTGTTTTCATTTGAGCTTTATGTTTGGCTACATCAACGCCAACTTTTAGTCCTTCTAACTGCGAAGATTGTTTATCTTTGCCTGCCTGCATACCAAGTCTAACTTGTTCGTTTCTGTTTTTATCCATAATCTCCATTTGTTTAAGGTGAATTTCATCTGCTTTAGCTGCAACATCCGCCATCATTTTTTTCTTCTTAATATCTAATTCTTGCTGTTTTATCTGTAATTCTTGTTGCTGAATCTGCAAGATCGGATCTTGTGCGTTCTGTTGGGCTTGTTGTTGAGCCATATGCGCTTTACTTTCCTGCAACACTTGACCAGATGCTTGAGCCATGAGCCTACTAATTTGATTCTCAATCTCTGGTGGCAGAGTATCTTCAGGACTAGGTAAGGCAACACCCAATGCTTTTTCAATCTTCTGTCTGTATGCAAACCCTACGTGTTCTGCAATATGCGCCTGCATTGCCGCCATAATAGCCTGCGCTTGTGGGTTCTGCCCAATCATCTGTTGAACAAGAGGGTCAGTCATAGCTGCTTGGTGCACTGCAATATGAGACTCATGGTCTTGGAATATAAAGGCTTTTAGTGGTTCGCCTTTTAACGCCTTCATATTTTCTGTTACAGGATCTGTAGGTTTCTCATCTTCTGGTAACGGCACTAGCTTATCTGCGTGTTTTATTCCGAGGACTTCAAGCATTTGCCTGTGTAACTGGGGAAGATTATATATTTGGGGGGCAGTTTGGGACAATTGTATAACTGCTTGGTATTGAACCACTCGCTGTGAAAGAGTGGCAGCATTAGGATCGGAAACAGGATGAATATCGACCCTATGATAATCAGATTGCTTAATATTGCGCCCACCCTCTTCAGGATCATAGTCATAGTCTTCCGGTGTGTAATCACGAATAATCTCCGCTAGTAATTGAAGTTCTTGTTTTAACGCGAAGTGTACACGAGCCTGCACCGCAGACATTACTTTAAGCGTTCTTTCCAAAATAGCTAGTGTAGATCCCACTGGCGCTTGGTTACTCATATCAGAAATCTTTAAGTCGCCTGTTGCAGCAAACCTACGTCCTTCTTCTACAATTGTTCCTAACAAGTTATACAGCGTTGCAGATGGTTCTTTATATGGCAAAGGCAGAATATTATCCCGCATACTACCACTACCCAAGTCTACATCACGCCATTCCCCCGGAGCAATCGGAGTATCGTCGCCTTTAATTCTTAAACCACGAGTTTTTAATCCGCCGGGTAAATTGGAAAGAGTACCAGCGTCAACAAGCTGGCGCATAATGCTGGTAGCACTTTTAGCAAAGCCTCCGACCAAATGGAACAAACCAAAACCATAAGCTCCATAGCCGGGGATGTACTGATAATGAACAAAATGATGTCTTTTAAGTTTGAGCTCATCGTCTTCTTTCCAGTTTCTGCGAATAGATAATATATCATTTGTACCACGTAGCATTGTCACTACGTAAGGTAGCGCAATACCGGTTTCCTCTCCGTCGTCAGTATCTTCGTATCCGGGAAGGTCAAGGTCCACGTGTATTTCATAAAGCTCGAATCTATCGTCATAAGACGCTGAGAAACCAGTTTCTTTATCTTTTTTGTCCTGAATATCAGTGTAAAATTTTTGAGGTTCTCCAAGTTCAATTTCCCTATAAAAACCAGCATGCATTAATTTTATCAAATCATTCTTTGTTTTACGCATACGGTGGGTAATTCTATGGCAGACCGTAATATCACTTGTACCATATGGAATTAATATATCTTCCGCCGGTACAAAAACGGAAACTTGTCTTTCTAAATTTGGATCGTAATACACTTTTTTAAACGCAGAACCTGCACTTGGCAAGTTCCACAACATCTTCTCGTGCTCTGATCTATATTCAGGCATTTTTTCTGTAAGCTGGTAGTTCATATCTTCTTCTACGCGTTGAGCAGCTGCTTTAATCTCAGGCGTTTCTTTACCAACAATACTTGTTCTTACAGGTCCACGGGCAGGGAATGTCTCCATAATAGCTTCAGACTGGAACCTAACAACCGCTTCTGTAATCATCGGATGGAACACACCGCAAGCACCATCCCACGGTTCTGTTCTTTCTTCAAACTTTAGACCAAGTAGGGTAATCCCTTCCTTGTACATTTTTTCCCAATCTTTGCGGGAGTCAATATCGTTCTTAATATCTTCACTCAAATCCCCAGCTAAAGACTGTAGCTCACTTGGGTCCATCACCTCAGCTAAGTTTTGGTTAAAGTCATCTTCCCCATCTTTCTCTATGTCGATCTCCATATCACCTGCTGATATATGTACCGCTTCTGGATCTTCAATCTCGATCTCAATATCTGGTTGATCTGCTAGGGCTTCTAGTCCTTGGGGTGCTTGGTATAACGATTTATCGACTGCCATAATTTATCCTTAATAATAAGCGGCTCTGCGCGCTCTAAAATACGAATCTTCTTTCTCATCTGAGTCCAAGCTAATGAACCCGCCCTGTCTGTACCTAAGTAGTGCTTGTGATACCGTATCCACATAGTCATCATGCTCGCCTACGGGGAATGAAGCAACTTCTTCTACAACTTCACGTGCCCACCTAGTATCAGGTGCCCACACTTTACCGCTTGTAAATAAATCAGCAACGGCATTAAGTCTCACTATCTTATCATTACCACGCGACGGTGTAAATTCCTGCACCGGTATACCCATTCTTCTTAATTCTTGAATCAACGGCGACCCCGCTGCCTTTTTCTCCACTATGAACGCATCAGGCTGCCACTCTTTGTAATGTTTAAGTGCCATCTGTTTTAGTTCTGGAAACGCCATCCTATCTTTAAAAGCGTCAAGGAGAATAATATTAGGCTGGTTTTTGTCCTCATTGTTATACCAAACGCCCCAAGTTGTACATGCAGAATAGTCAGCTGTTGTTTTAGTTTCAAACGCCGTATCCCAAGACTGTATAACATACTCACATCTAGGTGGGTCGTCTGCTTCCCAAATATTCCAGTCCTTCCTACCAATTATTGCCGCAGAATCTGCGGTTGGATTCTGCATATACTGAGCGTTCCAATATCTTGGATCAATAGATGCCTTCGTATTCTTTAGCGCTTCAAGGGGCCACTGTTCGGGCCAAAGGCTTTTCTCATCTTCTGTATCTTCGTTAAGAATCGCAGGCAGTTCTACCAATTCCCACGGAATAGTATTAGGGTTTTTAATCTGGTAGTCCAGCAATCGTCCTGTCAAGTCAAGTAATGACCATCTAGTCATAATGACTATAATAGCTCCGCCGGGCATCAAACGCTGTAACGGACCAGTCTGAAACCAACTCCAAGCAGTATCGAACGCTAAACGAGAATTTGACTTAACGTCTTGCTCAGAATGTGGGTCATCAATAACAAATAAATCAGCGCCACGACCGGCGAGAGCGCCGCCAACACCAGCGGCATAATATTGTCCACCTGCCCCAGTACTCCACTTGCCCGCAGCCTTCTGGTCATCCGCAACAACTGTGTCCGGAAATATTTCATGGTACTCCTCACTTTCTAATAAGTTTCTTACACGCCGTCCAAAGTCTTCTGACAAACCCGCTGTATGGGTTCCCATAATAATCTTCTTCTCAGGGTATTTACCTAGAAAGTATGCCGGAAATAAATACGAACTAAACTCAGATTTTCCCATCCTTGGTGCAATATTAATAATAACGCGCTTTTTGCGCCCCTCAACAACATCTTGGAATATTTTAGCTAAGCGTCTGTGCTGTGGTCCAATCTTAAAGCCGGGGTATATTCTTTTAGCAAACTCTAGCATGTCATCTTTAGCTAGATCAATTTCACCACGACGTTCTTTTTCTTCTAAATCTTCTAGAAACTTAAGCTTTTCCGCTTTTGTCATTAGTGGTAGCGCTTTTTGCGCTGCTTGTAGTTCTTCAGGACTTAGCATCGCCGCCTTCTACCTGTTTAGATTCCACATCCACAACTTCTACTTTACCCATAAACTTACCAAGCTTCTCCTTAATACGTTTCTCAAGCTCTTCATCGCTAACATCTTCAGTTTTAACCTGTACCCTGTCAGTAAATAGGGCGACTTCTGTAACCTTACCTAGCATTTCTAAAGCTTTTAAACGTATTCTAGCGTCTGGGTGGTCAGTTTCTTGCACAATTTTTGTTACAGCCATGCTTCTAAGCTCTTCTGCCTGCTCAATAAACTTCCACTGGTATGCGCTGACCATTGCTACCGTAGATCTAATCTCTTCTGGTACTTCTAACTTTAGAAGTTGTTCTTTGGCTTTAGGGTCGGCGTTAATTAATGCGGTGAATGCTTCAACAGCTTTGGCTTCTTGCGCTTTTGACACGATCATGTCGTCCTCTCCGGTAATATCGGCAAGCCAATCCGTCGTTTTTATCTGAGCGTCAAGTGTTTGTGAGGGAGAAATTTTATTTAAAGAGGTAAAGTCTTGCCGTTCTGCCTCTGGGACAGGTAGAAAGTCTGCTTCATTTGCTTCTACTAAGTGACTCAATAACAAGTTAACCTCTCTTTTTTGCGCGGTGGGTTCGCGTATGGTTTCGATTGTAACAGTATTTTAATTTTTTTGTTATACTGGCGTTGCAAGTGCTCATACATTTGCTTTTCCTTTAGTATTCTTTAGCCCCATCCTAAGCGTTGGGGCTTTTTTTATTGGCTAGTGTCTAAGATTTGACATGACTCATAGGATTTTTTACAAAATTTGACATTTTTTTAAGTTGCGTGTGAGGAATAGTGATCTAGTGGACTGGACTGTCCTCGTCGATTTGAGGTGGGTTGGGGGGTAGTGGGGTAAATATAGATACTAGAATCATACCATATGTTATAATAGAGTCATCTAGTGAGGAATTGCTAGTGTGTTGCCAAGCCACTTCGCTTGGCTTTTTTATTTGGAGGTTTTATGAAGGCTGTCTTTACGAAATACATTGATGCTGTTGCTAAACACATTGATGCTGGTGTCTCTCTCAAAGAAGTTATGGATACAGTTAAGCCTATCTATAACAAGTCAAGCCTAGAGGAACAGTTAGAGTTGCGTAGTGCTATTGCTACACTCATTGGTAAGAAAAAGAAGGTCACACCAATCACGATTGAAAAAGGTGTTTACACAGGTTCGCTTGGTTTCAACGCACATGGCACAGCGAAAGAGGAACAGGCTAGAGCAATGCTTAAGTATTATATGCCAACCCATGTGGAGAAAACCTCCACAACAAGTTCTAAACAGGTAGACCCGATTGTGCAACGTGCTAACAAACTCAATAAGGATTTCACGAAAGCACAGTTACGCAAACTTGTTGCACTACTCAATGTTTAATCAAACCGACAGGGATTGCGAGAGGGTGAGGCTTTACTGCTATTTCAATTCCTGTCAAATCTAACTTAACGAAAGGAAATAAATATGAAACACACTCAAATTAAAAACCCAAACCAAAAGCACAGCCATCTACTTAGCACGTTCAGCGAACTAACACTTGAACAGACGGCACTCTTACTTGATTGCATCTTATACGCAACAGTAGATACCAAATACATAGATGGCAACGACACACTCAACGAATTGAAAGATGCCCTTAGTGCAACCCTAGCACTTGGTGTTATATATCAGGAGGCACGATGAAATCAATATCACGAAAGAGAACTATACACATACGCATTATGAGGGCGTATCGTGTTAATGGTAAAGCGTGGGACATCAACATCTCACGCCGTAAGCGTAGTAGCAGTATCCGTAAGGCAAAAGCAGTATCCAATCAAGTGGAGGTTTTCTCCACATCAACCATCTAAGGAGAGCATTATGAAAGCACTAAAGAACAACGCATCACTATGGGTATTAGTATTCAAGCAAGACAACAAAGTAACAGAGGTAGGCAACTACTATGACTCACTCAACAAAGCAATCAAGGCTGTGCGAAAGATGAACGGCATAGATACACTCAACACAGGGTGGACAGCCATGACATCAGTAAGACTCGCAGACATGATGAGAAAGGAGATACGTTAACTTGTTATGGAGAGTTGTGTTGTTTTGCACTAACGTCCAGCGTGTCCAACATTGTTAGTTCTTTTAGCGTAGCACGGGACACCCCCCAAGCGTTTATATATAAGGCGTTGAAGATTTGAAGTCCAAGTGTCCACAATATAATATATATTATTTATTTATTTATATATATAGGGTTGTTAGTTTATTCATTGTTTTAATTTAAAGCACTAACATTCTTATAAAAAGGTTTATTGTTTATAGTATTCCAAAAAGACTGGACAACTGGACATAACATCAGCAAACCCATATACTTAAAGGCACAAGAGGTGACTTACTCTGCACAAAAAAGAATAACAATGTTTGACACAATGGACTGTTAGGTGGACAATATAACTTTAATCATACAAAAAGGAACTAACAATGAATAAACGTAAACCAATCACACGTAATTCAACGCCGAAACAAATCTATAATTATTTGGTAAGCAACTACCCAAGTATGCCTGTTGCATTCATACACGCAAGAATAGATGCACTAAAAGAAAAGCGTAGGGCTAACAATCAAAAGAAACAACTACGTGTTAGGTTAAAGACTGAATGGGCAGTAGTGCTAACACCCTTAAGAGATACGATACAAAGTATTATTACTCACCAACATCTCTATGAAGAAGCGAACCCTGCTTATTATAAGTTCAACATTAAATACCTAGCACTTCTGCGTGCATTGAGAGATGAGTTGAAAGATAAAGAGAAGAACAACGTATCGCCAAAACCAAACGCAACATGGGTTGACTACGTGCCTGATGAAGTCAAGGATAAAGTAAAAGAAAAATATAATACCTTGCCACGCACCAGTCCTCATACTGTGTATCGAGAGATATTTAAAAGCCCGAACGTGCTGTCTAGAAACAAACAGAGTCAACGTAACAAGTTGAACGACCACATAGACAGAATGATAAATGAAATGGGTCGAGGTGTAGCGTCAGGGATACACGCTAATTATTATGAGATGAACTTACGTTTCTATGAGGAGGCGTTGCGTAGATTAAATAACTTGCCGTTTAAAAAGGCGATACCAAAAAGTGTGGAAGGTTTGTTTAGTGTTGAGGAGTTGTTGCAGTATGGGTATGTTAGTAGTATTTAATTTAAAAGGAGAGTTGAAATGCGAGTAATGATATGTTTAGAGTTTGAAGGTGTTGATTGTAATAGTGAACAGGCTGATGCGATTATTGAGTCTATCAATGCAGACTGCGAGACTATGCAAGTTGCGTTTGATGCTACGAGTTGTTGGATTGATGATGCGTTTAATGAGGAGAAAGAAGATGAAGAATCTAATTGAGTGGTTGTTGATGCTGGTGTTTGGTGTTGTGTTTGGCATTATGTTTTGGTCTGCGTTTTTTGATGTGAACTTTGTGGAGGTTATCTCCACAAGAATGTCTAATGTTTTTATTAACTTGTTAGGGAGTGTTGTATGAATGATTTAGATTACTGGTTGGCACACGCCAACGCAAGACGTATGGTTGAGACAGGCGGTGGGTTTCATCATGCACTAGGTAGGTTGTTCTTCAAGGCAGATAGCAGTAATGCTAGGCGATTAATAGATGCGTTCCCACATGAGTTCTTAAAAAAGGAGAGTGATGATGAGTGATGGTAGCCCGAATTTATTTACTGTGTATATAAGTGAGACGTTCTCAGGGTATGTGAATGTTGAAGCAGATAGTAAAGATGAAGCCGAAGAACGAGCAAGGGAACTTTTAGATAGTGGTTTGATAAACCCATGCGAGGACTTTGATGGTGATTGTATTATTGAAGCAGAGAAATATGCTGAGGAGAGTGATGATGAATGAAGATTTGAAGCCACATAGTTTTGTGGCACGCTGTGTTGATATGAATAGTGATGCCAAGTTAGTTAAGCATAAGGTTACGTATGTTGTGAATAACGTAGACAGGGAATGGGTTGTGATGGCTAAAGACCCAATGGACGCAATAAAGAAAACGCAAGAATACTTGGGGGTTTAGTCAAATGAAAGCAAGAACACAAACCGAATTAGACAGAATGTGGAAACGCAGAGGGTTAAAACCTGCCGAACGTATTAGTAAAACCAACGGCATACTACGCACGTGGTTGTACGCCAAGACAGGTAGGGAACTAGACAAGATGCGTCATGGCTTAAAAGATTTATTAGTCGACACGATAGCCATGCGTAGAAATAAGCAGACTGTACCTGACTGCCCGAAGTATAGATGGGTGTGATGTGAAGTATAAGCATAGGCATGCGAAGTTAATCAAAGCGTGGGCTGATGGTGCAGTTATTCAATACAAGCACAGAACTATAAACAAATGGTTCGACTGTGAGAATAACAATCCAAGATGGCACATATCTATTAAATACAGAATCAAAAAGGAGAAGTGAAATGGGTTATAGAAGCGAAGTAGCATACGTTATTAACTTTAGTAGTAAAGAGAAGCGTGACGATTATATTAACGTAGTGTTAGCAACAGGTGATACGCATTTGATTGACGCACTAAAAGATTGTGATGTGCCGTTTGATTCTTCGCACGATACTCGTATTAACTTCTACGCTATTGATGTGAAGTGGTATGACTCGTATGAAGATGTTAAGGCACACACTAAGTTATACAGTTGGGCAGTCGAGTTGTATCCTGACGATTGTGGGTATCGGTTTATATGTATCGGCGAAGAGGAAGGTGACATTGAGAATGATTCCGATGGCGAGGGTGATTGGATACCTGACGATGACTTTTACACCTACACATCTATGGAAGTTCCGTTCAACACACAGTATGACAAGTTTGATTTAGATAAATATTTATTAACCAAAAAGGAGGAAGCGTAATGGAAGGACTAGGCAAACTACAACCACTAGAAAAGGAAAAGCAAATGAATGAGTATATCATCACAGGTTTATCAGGTAATCAATATCAACCAATGGACACAGCACCTATACCACACACACCAACCATCAAGGAGTTATTCAATACGCTAGCAACAACCATGCAACAACTAGGCTCTCTTATTGAGAGTCACTATCATCAGTCTTCTCAGGACAGTTTAGTTGAGGCTGTGGATACGGCGTTGGAAAACGCTGATTGGCTTTACGCTAAGTTGTCTGACTCTGTGGATAAACGCTATGACATCGAGGATATGGTTAAGGAAGGTATGCGAGACCTTATCGAGCATGGGATACATGAGCATTTCAGTCACCAGTTTGATTTAGAAGAACACGTAGATGTGCGTGATGCCTTAGATGACATTGTGTGCGACAGGATAGAAGACGCAGTAAAAGAAGCAATAGAGGATTTGTTAGAAGACGCAGTAGACAAAGCCCTCAAGACAGCATCAGTAAGAATCGAGTTTTAATAACCACGTGGAGAAAACCTCCACAACAACTTAAGGAGAAGCAAAATGCCTGTAACGGCTAAACTAACAATACCTGTAACTATGTATACGTATGACGAACTCGACGCTCATGCTAGAGAAAAGCCACGCCAAGACTTCATTGAGCATTGGGTAGAAGATTGGTGGGCAAACGAGTTACTTGATGAGTATAAAGCCGAAGGGCTTGAGTATGGGTTTGGTATTGAGGTTATAAACTACACAGGCTTTCATTCTCAAGGTGATGGTGCTTGTTGGGTTGGTCATGTGGGTATGCTTAAGTTTATTGATATGTTTGGTGGCAATAGCATAGGCTTCGAAGCATGGCGTTGTTTGTTTCAATCTGTTTGGGGTGGTGCTGCTAACGTCGGCATATATCGTTCAAGTAGTAGGTATTATCACAGCGAGACAATGTGCGTTGAGAGTATGGACTACGATATTGGTGCGTATATGAATCGAGGTGACACCATAACAACGGACTCAATATTAAAAGGTATGACGTTCGATAATGCGTATGAACTAATCCAAGCAGATGCAGATTGCCAATACAAAACACCTGAGAGTATTCAAGAGTGGGTGTTAGAAGAAGCCAAGCGATACGCTAACACTATATATAAGAAGTTGTATGAAGCGTATGAGTACGAGTGTAGTGACGAGAATATCGCTGAGGTTTACACGTGTAACAACGTGTATTTTAATGAGAAGGGAGGTCAAGTAGATAGCAGTTTAGTAGATATTTATATGAGTCAAGTAGCATAAACAAACTAACAACCTAAAGGAAAATACTATGATAAGTTATACAGATGCATTAAACAAATACAACAAAGCACAAGCACCAAAGCACAGTAGAAGATGGTTAAATATGCCCGATCATGCACGCTATTTGAGAGGTGTTGGCATGACACACTACGGCATACATCAACGTGACAACGGCGAGGTTTATTATCGTTGCTACGATACAGAGTTAGTTAAATTTTATCCACCCAACGAGCAAGGCGAGTATAAGGTAGAGGTCAAGTTCGTTAACACCCCAACAACAACTATGTTTTTAGACAATCATCGGTTGAACTATGGCTATTTAGAAACAAGTTGTGGTAAGACTGTATACGTTCCGTATGTTCAGAGTGGTGGCTATCGTACTGCTGCCGTGACTGCTAGTTTGGTGTTTAATGCGTCGAACAAACTCATACTAGATAAATCATGGCATGAGGACATCTACACTAAGATATCGTCAACCGAAGACAAACGCAAACGCAAGCACTTACGTGAAGCCATCAAACATTTAGTTATGCTCAACGAGTTCAGACTACCACAATATAAATCCGACGCTACGTTAGACGGCAACTTAGGTATGCCGTTCGGCACAGGATACAAAGAACCATTTAGTTTCCAAGAACTGCGACGTGTAATTTCGTCAGAGTCTAACAGCATGCTTGATGTAGGTTCATTCAACTTCAACAGCGATAGATTCATTCATGCAGTTATGCTAACAGGTCAAGACGTATTCAACATTCTAGCTAGTCAGCGTGGCTATGCATTAAATGCGTTCCGTTACTTCTACAGGCATGGTAAATCAGCAGAGGAGTTAGCAGAGCATGACAATATGATACGACTTCTACACAATCAAGTCATAGAAAGCGTATCGCCTGAAGACTTTAACAAATCGTTTACTAACAAGTTACTGAGTGTTTTCAATATCAAGCAAGGCACTACGCTTAAGGCTTGGGGGCAGTTCCGTGACAAGTTACCCCATAAATGGTATACAAAATAAAATTAAACAAATTACTTGAAAGGAAATAAAAACTATGTAAAAATATATACATAACTAAATCAGGGAGAGACAACTCTCCCAAACGTATTAACAAACAACTATATTTACTTAAAGGAAAATCGTATGACAATGCTTTCATTTACTCAAGTTGCAAATCTTATTAAACGTGTTGGTCACAAGCGTACTATTATCGTGCAGGGCGAGAATGGTATCGGTAAGACTGGCTTGTTTCACTTCCTCGCTAAAGACCCGTTCTTTGCTAATCATATTCACGTTGACCCTATCGACTGCACGCAGTTGTCTGACGGCTCGGTGTGGATGCCTGATATTGACAGAGAGTTGGGTGTATCACGTGAGTTACCTAACGAACGCTTCGGTGTTAATACCAAGAATCAGAAAGGTATCAATGGTGCTAGACCATCATTCATATTCTTAGACGAGATAGCTAAGGCTAAGCAGTTTATCAAGGACGTGCTAGCACCGATTGTTTATGAGCGTCGTGTTGGTAACTACCACATGGCTGAGGGTAGCGTTGTGTTCTGTGCTACTAACTTATCGGCTGAGGGCTTGGGTGATTCTATTCAGGCTCACTTACGTAATCGTCTAGTCTTTGTCACTATGCGTAAGCCTACGCAACAGGAGTGGTCAGCATGGGCTATCAATCGTGGTGGTATGGCGAGTGAGGTGCTTGCGTTTGCTGAGCAGTATCCACGTATATTCGATTCATTCCTTGACTATGAGGAAGGTGGCAAGTTCTCAGGCAAGGCGATGGAGAAAGATAACGATATGATATTTAACCCACGCGTTATGCAGACTGCATACGCTAGCCCTCGTTCGTTACATGGTGCGTCTGACATTGTGTTAGAGAAAGATTACTTAGATGCCGACACACTTCAACACGCTTTAGAGGGTACGATTGGTAAGCCTACTGCCGATGCTATGGGTGCGTATATCAGGTTCGGTAACGAGAACCCTGACTATCAAGATATTATCAAGAGTCCAACGACTGCACGTGTAGCCGACAGTCCTGTTGCACAGATTGTTATGGCGTTCAAGTTGATTACTAACTGCGACTCACGTGAGGAAGCTGAGGCATCGACTATCTATACACAACGCTTACGCAACGAGATGCAGTCTATCTTCTGTAACACAGTAGCAAACAGTACGACTAAGATTAGCAACTTCATCACAGTCGCACCATTTCAGAAGATGTTAGCTGACAACAAGATTTATTTCACAACTAAGTAAGGAGAAGCCATGAGTACAGTATTTGATCGTATGTCCCCTGACCAACGCTTGATTGCTATTAACGTAGACTTCACGCATCACAAAGAGTTTGCTAAGTTATCAGGCGTTGCCTGTGTCGGTGTTAACATTTTCACCGACGAGTTATCAACAGCAGGCACTAACGGCAGAGACGTTATGTATAACCCTGAGTTTGTTATGAAGCAGAGCCGTAAGCAGTTACGCTTTGTTGTTGCCCATGAGACATTACATAAAGCCTTGCGTCATTGCACAGAGTATGACGAGATATGTAAACGTGAGCCGACTGCTAGTAATATCGCTATGGACTATGTTGTTAACGCTATGATTCACGAAGCCGACCCTAACCTTGAGTTCGTCGAGTGGACTACTGACCCTGAGCCGTTGTTACATCAGAAGTATTATGGCTGGTCATTCGTTCAGGTTCTCAAAGATATTATGCAGAACTCTAAGACAATCAACGTCAAGCCTAAAGGTGATGGCGATGATGATGGCGATGGTGACATCAAGATGCGTGTGTTCTTTGACCCTGATGGCAAGCCGATTGACGCTGACTTTGATTCGCATATCATTGGTAAGATTTCAGATGACATCAAAGAAACCAACGACAGACAGATTAGTGATGCCAACCATCAAGGTAGTATTCTTGCTCAGAAGATTGCAGGCAAGGGCGTAGGTAATGGTGCGTTAGATGGTGCATTGGTCAAGCGTGATACTAACTGGCGTGAGTATGTTAAGGAGTGGTTAGCTTCTGTGTGCGATGGTGATGAGTATTCCAAGTACAGTCCCCCTAACAAACGTATGCTACCTTTAGGCTTCATCATGCCATCACATTTCAGCGAGACTACTGGCGAGATTGTTGTTGCTTGCGATACGTCAGGTTCAATGGGTGGGTTATATCCTACTGTGTTCGGTGAGATTGCACGCATCTGTCAGAATCTTAACCCTGAGTCTGTGCGTGTACTGTGGTGGGAGTACGAGGTTGTCGGTGAGCAGATATTCAAGCCGATTGATTACCACAAGATCGGTTCGCTTATGAAGCCTGTGGGTGGTGGTGGCACACGTGTTACCTGTGTCGCTGAGTATATCGAGAGTAATCGTATCAAACCAAAAGGTATTATCTATCTGACCGACGGCTACATCGAGTCAGACTATCGCTTGCCTGACTTCCCTGTGTTGTTTGGTGCAGTAGATAATGATTCATTCGTAGCATCACGTGGTAAGACTGTTCGTATTTATTCGTGAGATGTAGATGCTTAGCGAGGAAGAACTCAAAGAGCGACGGAGGGCGTACAACAGTACGCCTCGTGCGAAAGAATTAAAAAAGGAACAAAAAAAAAGATACTACGAAAAAAACAAGGAGAAAGTAAACGCTTATAAAAGAGCGTATAGAAAACGTGCTTATGTATTTGCAAAAGAAAAAGAAGCAGCTACTTTGTACAACAAGTCACCGAAAGGAAAGGAGTGTAAACGCAAGCAAAAAGAAAAAGTAAGAGAAACATTACCTCTTTGGTATGTTCGTGAAAAGATGGCTCAAGGTACACGACTTAAGTCATCAGACATACCTAAAGAACTAGCCGAAGCAAAACGTGTACAACTTTTAATTAAACGAGAGAAAGCTAAACATGAAAAACGTAACTGAATTAAGAAATGAATTGTCCCAAGTGTTTAATGACCTACGTACAGGTAGCATTAAACACAAGGAAGCTGGCGAGTTAGCAAACATTGCAGGCAAAATGATTAACTCTGCAAAGGTACAGTTAGAGTATTACGCACTAGCAAAACAAACACCTGACATCCCATTTTTAGATAACTAATATTTATTTTTAAACAATTAACACTAAAGGAAAACATAATATGAACGCTAGATATAACATCGACACTTGTGCAATGTTGGTTGAGTTTAATGCAAGCCAATGGACTGCACGCAAGTTAGATAAGAGTACCACCGATGAAGTTCTCAAAGGCAAGCAAGCAGGTGATAAAGGTGCGGCTCGTGTTAACAAGAACTTACTCGCAGGTCGTAAAGAGTTAGAGATTATCAACCAGTTAGTAGGTGAGGTACGTACCTATATGTATAACAACACCTTGCCGTGGAGTGATACAGGTATTCGCTTACTGCCTACTGCTAAGTTCATGGACTTTAATGATACGATGGCTACCTACGAAAGTAAGTTCAATGATTTAGTTGACGAATTTATTTCTGTTTATCCTACGCTGATTACTGCTCAGGCTATGGCGTTGGGTGATATGTTTAACAGAAGTGATTTCCCTGCACCTAGTGATATTGCTCATCGCTTTAACTTCCGTCTTAACTTCATGCCTGTACCAACGGCAGGTGATTTTCGTATTGACGTAGGTAATGACGCTCAGAAAGAAATTAAGGAGAAGCTTTCCAAACTTGCTGACGAGCGTATTGATAATGCGATGCGTGATATAAAGACTAGACTCAAAGACCATCTAGCTAGAATGTCTGACAGGTTAGCCGTAGATGTTATTAACCAAGAAGTCAAGACAAGAACATTCCACGATAGCTTACTGCATACTGCACATGACTTATGTAATCTAGTTAAGTCGCTTAATGTAACTAACGATCAAAGCTTAGAAGAAGCACGCAAGGCGTTAGAGAAAGCTATCAATGGTGTTGATATTCAAGACTTACGTAAGGATATGCCTACTCGTAACGAGGTCAAGGCTAATGTCGATGAGATTTTAAACAAGTTCAGTTTCTAAGGAGAAGTACATGAGATTATATTCAAAAGGTTTTAACTCAGTACGTCGTGCTGTATTTGGTTTAACGATTGATGAGATAGAAGTTATAAGCGATAACCCTTTGCATGGCGTAATAACGCCACACGTTATGGCAAACCTACGTAAGAGCAATGATAAGAAAGTTAATCAGAAGCTACGAGAGATGGGTAACAAGTGGTTGTGTCACCCTAGTAATCATGTTAAACGCTTAGACGGAAAGGAGTATAGATAGTATGCAGTTAAATATACCTGTGTTCACGGCAATACGATACATGGTATATGAACTGGGCAGACCCCTACGGGGGTTTGCTACAAAAGCTGAAGCTGAAGCATTTGTGGCTAAAGATGAAGACCTACGAATAGTTCACATACCTACGAAGTTTAAAACATTTGAAGTAGATGAAGCACCATTTTAAGAAAGGAAGTAAATGAATTTATATCAAACAGAACCAGTACGACAACGCTACAAAGTATCGTGGTCAGAAGAATACATATTGGGTTATGTCGACGAACAAGGTAGTACCAATACCAAGAGCATACTAGATAAGGCACATGGTGTTATGTCGTTGGCAACAACCCATAAGTATCTCACAAACTTGTTAGACAAAGGATTATTAAAGCAAGGTAGAAACCCTAAAGATAAAAGAGTTACTATCATCACTATGACTAAAAAAGGCATTGATTTTATAAAGGAATTGTCCCATGACTATTAGTAAAGAAATGGTTGCGTTGATGCGAGAGAATGCCGCATTGTGTACGCTTGAAGCTGAAGTTATACTAGCATTAAAGTATAACGAAGTTGGCGATAACACGCTTGCACAAGCACAAATACAAAAAATATATGAAGCATTGGAAGTCATTGAAGTTGTACGCAGAAGAAACAATGAACTAAAGGTGATGTACGATGGCGAAAACTCCTGAAAAGAAAGTTAAAGATGAAGTTACCAAAATGCTTAAAGATTATGGCGCTTACTATTTTTACCCCGTTACCGGTGGGTTTGGACGTAGTGGTGTTCCTGATATTATTGCTTGCTATAAAGGTTTTTTTATAGCGATCGAGTGTAAGGCAGGTAAAAACAAACCAACGGCATTACAGTGTGCAGAAATGGCTAAGATAGATAAGGCAGGTGGTATGTCTATGTGGGTCAACGAAGATACTTTGTACGTATTAGAAGAAGCAATTAACTTAATAGAAAGAATGAAATGAATATAAACGAACTGAATAGCACACAAGCTTTAGATGCGGCAGTTGAATGGATTAAAGAAGGCATGGACTTAGATGATATTGAGATGGTGCTTGTGGTACATGATAAAAAGACAGGCACAGTTAAAGTGCTTGGGCTAAAACTACAAGAGGAAGAAGTACCTATGCTATTAGTATCAGCCGCTAATCACGTTGCAGGACACGTTATGGACACTTACGAAAATCGCACGATTAACTGATCTATGGATAAGAAACAAAAACGCCCTAGTTATGTTGAAGGACACCCTGAAGGCATGACACAAGAAGAAGTAGCAAAAGAGTTAGGTATCACACGAAGTTTAGCAGGACAAATAGAAAGGACGGCTCTGAAAAAGATACGTACTAAATTAAAAAATCGAAAAATAAATAAGGAAGATTTTTTATGAAAGCGAGGAGGGAATGACAGCAAATGAATTAGCAGATGCAATGGATATTCGTGCATCAATTCGCAGACAAGCAACAAGCCGTAAAAGTGTACAAGAAGGTGCTGACGATAGGCTTGCTGACCAATTAG